TTATTGGTATCAATATCGCTAATGTTACAACTACCCAAATCTTAATGGATGTATACATCACTGGTGCAGGTGGCACTGATGATTACTATATCATTAAGGATGCTCCAATTCCAGTAGGTTCAGCCCTGCAAGTCTTGGATGGCGGTGCAAAAGTTGTACTACAGTCTGGCGATATACTTAACGTAAAGAGTGATACTGCATCAAGCGCAGATGTTTGGGTTTCTGTAGTTGATACTATTAGTTCATAAGGAATAAAGTATGCCGTATATTGGTCAAAAAGTTCCGGGTTCTTATCAAGCTACTAAGGCTGTACAACGCTTTAATGGTGACGGTTCCGATACTACATTCACACTGACTACCACAGTATCTTCTGTGCAAGACGTACTGGTGTCAGTTGATGGCGTTGTGCAAGACACAGCAGCCTACACTATTCCTGATGGTACTACACTCACATTCACTGCTGCCCCTTCCTCTGGTACAGGTAACATCTTTGTAAATTACTTAGCACCTCAAGCTGGTACAATTACACCACCTGCTGAGAACAAGGGCAACTTCAAGGCTGGTGGCTTGTTCCGTACTAACGCACAATCCCTTACAGCAAATACAACCATCCTAGCTACAGAGAACGCCAACGTAACTGGCCCGTTTACTGTGGCTTCTGGTGTTACTTTAACCGTTGAAAGCGGTGGGACATTGGTGACGCTATGAGTACATTAAAAGCAGATACCATACAAAGCACAGGCGGTGGCCCTGTTACGCTGACTAAAATAGGAACAATGAAACATTTTGCTGCTTATGATTTAACAAGCGGTTCTGGTGTTGCTTATGATAGTCTTAACAACAGTAGTTTTACCGACATTGGTACAGGTCAGCAGCGATTAAATTACACCAATAATTTTGCCATTGCGATGGGTCGGACACATAATAGCGGTATTGGTAATGTAAATGATTTGACGACCTACTCCCTTGATATTAACCCTGTTAATTCAGCGGATATACTTACAAGTTCAATAGAAGTTGTATCAGTGTATGCTAACAACACTAGTGCAGCCCCTTTTGATTACAAATATAATTCTGTTGAAAGTGCGGGAGACCTAGCATGAGTAAGATACTTGTAAATGAACTTGCTCACACAAATAATACTTCAGCACTTACTGTTGATAGTTCTGGTAGAATTAAAGCTCCTCAAACCCCTTTGTTCCAAGCAACCTGTATAACTCCTTATGCTATGACGCAAACTTATACAGAATTAGTTTATAGCCAAGAAGAAGTAGACATTGGTGGAAATTATAATAATTCAAATGGGAGATTTACTGCCCCGATAGATGGACTTTACGAATTTGGTTTTGCTTCTATAGGGATGCAAAACGCAACAATATATAGATATAGGTTAAGAATAAATGGCTCTGACCCCGCTAGTGGGGGTGTCCGTGAACAAAGACTAGAAAATTCTCAGTCTGGTGGTTCTTCATATCAAAACAACAATGAATATGTTGCTTACCTTAACTTAACAGCAGGGCAATACGTTAGTGTTTTTCATAGGGTTGATAGCGGCAGTGTAGATGGGTTTGCGGATGCTGGTTACAGATATGTGTATTTTAGGGGAAAGTTGATAATATGAGTAATTACAAAAACATAATTATTTATGATGTTACTGGAACCAATGTTTTGCCCGATAAAACAGCAAATGCAATTCTTCAAGCAACCGATTGGACACAATTAGCTGACAGTGGATTGACCAGTGACTGTGTAGCAGCATTTGCAACATATCGTGCATCCATTCGCATCATCCGCAAAACAAATCCGTCTAATCCAACTTGGCCTGATGCACCTACTGAGGAGTGGTCATAATGGCACTAGGAAAAATCAAAGCAGATACCCTAGAACACAGCACCGCTGGCTCACTTGATACGCAGTACGTTGTGAATGGTAGTGCGAAGGCTTGGTGTAATTTTGATGGTACTGCTGGTTCCGTTTCTTTTTCGGATAGCTTCAATAAAAGTTCTATTACTGATGATGCTACAGGTGCATTTACAACAGCGTTTACAAATAATATGGGTAATGCAACTTACACAGAATTACCTGTTTCAAGTGATACTGCGTCAATTTGGAGCAGAGCAGAAATGACAACAGGTGATTGCAAAATTTTCACTGCGGTTAATTCAACTGGTGCTCTTCAGGATAGAGACCCAACTGTGACAGCAACTTTGGGAGACTTAGCATAATGCAGACACCACAGTTTCAAGGCACACACCTATTTGACAGACTATGCTGGGCAAAGGAAAACCTAGACGGTGTACAGTCAGACTATCGTGTGGTTTATGAAGACAGCATTGATGAATGTGCAAAGATACTTGTACCTGACCCTAACTGGATGGCTTGTGCATTACAGGGCGGTATCTTACCACCAGTATGGGTATACCATGAATTAGCTAGAGATGAGGCAATGCCTACTTTTACTAAGCATACTCGCGGATATTTACTACATGACACAGAGCCTATGCCAGCTATGACAGAAGAAGAAGCTATTGAGTACCTAATTATGAAAGATTGCCCACAAAGTGTATGGCGCAATTGGGATACAGGCAATAAACCTAAACTGGTTATATGCCGTAAAGAACAGTTACCAAGCACTCGTGAGTGGCGCAACGCTTGGAAGATAACTGAAGAACTAACAGTCACTGATTTAGCAGCCTAAGAGGAGAAACCTAATGGCACAAACATACATCGTAGACAAGGACGGGAATCAGATTGATGCCTCATCAGCAACCGTTCCTTCTGACCGTCACTTTCGTGGTGCATGGTCATTGGCTGGCACAGTTAGATCAGGAGATGTAGCTGCAGCCAAAGTAATCTTCAAGGACAAAATCCGTGAAGTACGTAAGCCACTGCTTGATGCAGAGGATGTTGTGTATATGAAAGCACTAGAAGCTGATGACGCAGATGCAAAAGCAGCATCAGTAACTAAAAAAGCTGCACTGCGTGATGCACCAGCCGCTTCTGCAATTGGTAGTGCAGACACGATTGCTAAACTCAAGGCAGCTTGGGATACATCTGTGCTGGGCGATAGCCCTTACGCATAAGGATAAGTAGATGGCACTGACCACAATTAGAAATGATGGGCTAGCTATTGGCAGTCAAGGGTTTACAGAGAGTTCAAAGATTACTCTTGACTCCTCATCTCATTCTGTAACGGGCATACCAGATGGAGTGCGTGAAGTTCATGTTTTTTGGAACGGAGTTAGCACCAGTTCAGGTAGCCCCGGCATACAACTTCACGTTGGCACTGGTTCTGGGTTAGTGACTTCTGGTTACACTGACCAGTACGCATTCATATATGATTCTACTAATACAGGAAGAGGTGCAACTTCAGGTGGTTTTGAAATAGGAAATTGGGGTGCGGGTATAGTTATGCATGGTTTTTTGTCTTTGTATAGAACTAATGGCACAGATGACCTTTGGAATGGACACTATTTTACCACTTTAGCTACAGATTATGCAGGTCAATTATTTGGTACAGGTTCTATAGATTTGTCTGCGCCATTAGACAGAGTTGCTATGTCTTGCATGACTACTGGAACATTTGATGGTGGTGGTACAATGCAGGTTTTATTTAGGTAAAAATTATGGCAAAAGAACATAACATAACTACTGGTGAAGTTACTGAAATAGATTTCACGCAAACTGACTATAGCGCATCTGAAAAGTTGGATATTCTCCGTGAAAAACGTGATGCCAAACTTGCAGAAACAGATTGGTGGGCATCTAGCGACCTTACCATGTCATCAGCACAAACAAAGTACCGCCAAGATTTACGAGACATAACTAAGACAGCCACGTCATTAGACGATGTGTCTTGGCCTACGAAACCATAAGGAAGAACGATGCCATACATAGGTAAATCCCCAGCAGTAGGTTTCCGCAATCGCTTTGTATATCAAGCGACAGCAGGACAGACTAGCTTCAGTGGCAGTGATGCCGACAGTAAGGTGTTATCCTATCAGGATAGCCTGTACATGGACGTGTATCAGAATGGTGTCCTACTCAAGCCGGGTACAGACTATACAGCTACGACAGGTACAACAATGGTACTGGTCACAGGGGCATCCCTCAATGACGTAGTTGAGATGGTTATCTATGACACATTCTCTGTAGCCAACAGCTACACTAAGGCAGAGGCTGACACACGCTAC